CTGGTTTAGCGACTGGCGCTGGTTTAGCGACTGGTGCTGGTGCTGGTGGTTCGATGTGATCGATAATTTGTTGAAGTATACCATAAATGGCATCTGGTCTAACTTTCCCTTTTTGAATTTCTGTATCAATTTGTTTTCTGATGAACTCCATCGCGTAATATATATAAAAGAAATATTATCTTTATACTAAATGTTATTCATTGGTCCAACTCTCCTGAGTGGAATTGGGCAACATTGTAAAAAATATATGGATATTTTCCCTGAAGTTGGGTACACTAAATATATTGAAATAAATCAGGAAATACCCGAATCCGATAGTGCTTTTATATTCGCACTTCCTGTAAAATATTGGTTGGATAAAATACCTGAAATTAAAAGAAAAATAAAAAATGTTACGTGTATGACCGTCTGCGAAACCGAGACGGTTCATGAAGATTATGGTAAGCTTTTTGATTTATTTGATAAAATTGCCGTACCAAGTGAATATTGTAAAAAAGTATTTACACGACAGTTCCCGTCTAAACATTTTTACGTATTGCATGCACATATACCTGATAAGAGACCTTATACATTTTATCATATAGGTAACGTATACGATCCACGTAAGAATTTTAATAAAATATTAGAATGTTTTATACGATTAAATAAACCTGATACTCGATTAATTGTTAAAGCAACGTGTAAATACCCGTTTAAAGTCAATATACCAAATGTTACTATTATTAATGATCTTTTACCAGATGAATATATGGAAGATATACACAATAAATCCGATTGTTATATAAGTTTTTCATCATCGGAAGGTGTGGGTATGGGTGCAGTAGAAGCGGCGGTAAGAAATAAACCAGTTATTATAACAGATTATGGAGGTGCATCAGAATATATAGAAACGCCTTATACGATAAACTGTGAACTTCAGAAATTACCTAAAGATGATTTTTTATACAAAGCTGGTATGGAATGGGGCAAACCCAATGTAGATCAGCTAATAAAATTTATGGAGGATGCATATAACAAGAAATTAAGGTATATGGACCATCCGAAAACTCGTATGTTGACTTGTAAAGAAAATGTATTACAAGAATTCGTCGTTAATGTAATTGGTAACAAGAATAATCATACCGGTCAAAATAGCCCCGGAAGTGAGTGATCCCCTTTGGGCTATAAGCATGGCGACAATGTCATCTATAAATTTAATATTAGTTGGTTTTTTTAAAATTTCTGGTACGATTTGAGAAATAGCGAGGTAAAGAGCCATTCCTATTATAACAGGTCTGAGTGTTTCCTGGTCTAACATTTACTATTACAATATATTTATTTTTTAGAAGAATGTTTTTTACAATATTTTCCACACGATGCTTTAAAGGTACATCTTTTTCCAGACAATGTTGTCGCACAGCATATGACAGTTTTCGTTCTATTGTGAATTATATTTTCCGGGACTACTTCTAAAAATTTTATTTTACTCTTTTCTCTCTTATCGTCATACTTTTTACGAGACTCTCTAAGTTTATGAATACTTCTCGCAAAACGTTCACACTTTTCTTCTTGGTTTTTGTATAAACCTCGAGCAATATCTAAATCTTTTTGTTCATACAACATGTTCATTTTGAGTTTGGATTTGATTCCTAATATATATTATATATTTCATAACTGAGGTTATAAAAATACATATAATTATAGAATTACAAATAACATAATACCATAAATATTCATATATACCCAAAAATGTTGTTAACAGCATAGCAAACATAATATATACAGTGTACACGATAATACCGTACAGATTGTTATTTTGAACACTATGTAATGGTAATACACATGCAATACAATTAGATATAGATATCATGTTATCATATACGAGTGAATAATATGCACTACTTATAATAATAAACAAATTTAACCAACGTACAATTTTAGATTCGAATATTTGATAATCAGGTTGTCGTACTTGTTGTTGAATTTCGGGGTTAGGTAACACGTCTAATATAGCAGGTCTTTCTTCTTCATAATTTATACCTATACAATGAGTTCCATCGGGTTGTACAATTTCATTATAATACATAAAAGAATAATAAATGTATCTTTTATGTACATTAATTGTAAAGGATTTTGTTTCAATTGTAACGCACCTTTGAAGCCTTATATTAAGTCGAATAATTATGAGGTTCGCGAACTTATTAGGAAATATAGACGTATTAACCCAATATGGTTATACAACAACGAAACGTATTATAAGTTTTACGGAAATGTATTGAAACGTGTATGTTTTTCCTGTTTTACAACCCTTAAAAAACCAAGTAAAAGACAATTGCTTTTAAGAGAGATAGGTAAAACTAAAAATATAACAGATAATTCTTTATCGTTAACAACAAAAGATATGTTATTTTGGTATCAAAGTTTGTACAGATATGTTTCCAAAAATTTTAAAAATAGACCAATGATCGTGTATAACTCCATTTAAAAAATTATATATAATAAGTAGTATGTGCGATACCAGTGGTCCAAATACAGGGTCTATAATATCACTGAATGCGATAGGTAAACAGGATACGTATTTGATAGAAAATGATCAGACTAAATCTTTTTTTACAAATAAAAGTAAAAGACATTCTAATTTTACAAAATTTCATAAAAGTACTGTTGTTAATAAACCATCTAATGCTTCGTCAAATTGGCCATTTAATCAAAATGTTAGCGTAACACTTAACCCGAGGAATATGGGTGATCTGTTATCAAATATGTACATTTCGTTTGATTTACCAGCGGTTTCTAATCCTAATTTTAACTTTTCTGACCAAATTGGTAGACATGTTATAAAATCTGTCACTATGCGTGTAGATGAACTCGTTATAGAAAAGTTTCATGCAGATTGGGGTATAATTCATGATGAACTTTATTTAGACGAATCAGAAAAAAGAACTTTAAGATACACTATCAACAGAAATTTAGCACAGGGTACTGCTATAGCGAATAAGAGTTTGGCGATACGAAATTCAAAAGTTTTTATTCCGATACCTTTATTTTTTTCAAGAAAATACGAAAATGATGAATATGAAACTAATAAACCAAATAGACCCTATTTTCCAACGTGTGCTATACATAAACAAAAAATACAATTTGATATTGAATTTTTCCCACAAAATTTCTTTACCGACGATACTTCTACTTTATCACTGAGTAGTTTTAACATTGTTACAGAGGAGATAACAATTGAAAGCGCAGAACGTATGTATTTGAAAAATGAAAAACAAACTTTTATTACAGATATAGTACAGAAACATCCTTCTCTCCTTATAAATTCGGGTGTTACTAATACAAAAATAGAACTTGTACCTAAAATACCGGTTAAATCAGTTAACTGGTTTTTTAGAAAAACTTTATTCGAAAACGAATCTATACCGAGAGGACCAGGTTTTACAAATTCAACTGATAATAATAAATACTACTTTCATAATAGGTATAATTTATCTACACAAAGTACGTATTCAATTGCTAATGAATTTTATAATCCTCCCATGACGAGTGCTAAAATTTTTGTAAATGGAGAAGATGTTCCGGGGTTTCAAGATAGTGATCATAAATATTATAAATATACCACACCATTATTGTCTCGGTTATCAAGACCTTTAAGAAATATATACACGTTTGCATTCTCGATGAATCCGGTAAATGTGGAACCATCGGGAAGCTTGGATTTTAGTCAGTTACAATCTAACAGAACTGTTTTAGATATTAAAATGGTAAATGGTCTATCTGAAGACTATAATTTACACATTTATTATGTAGGTTATCAAACCTATACGTTTGAGAATGGATATATTAAACGTGCTTATTAAATAATTTATTTTTATTGTTTTTTATATATTCGATTATATTATTCTTTATACACCATCTTATAAAATTTAACTGTGCAACTGTTGTATGAATTTCGTCGGATGTACCAGGTATTATGTAAGTAATCTTATCTGTTCTACAAAAAGGATCAAATAACTTTTTACTATAACCATCCAAGCTCGATTTATAGGCACAGTGAACACTGAAAATTTTTCCATCGTTAGTTTTGTATGTTAAATTATTTTTTTTAGAATAATTTGTTATGAACCATTCGAGGTTTCTCAAAGATATACCACCCGATTTGTTTAGTATCTGTTTTAATACATCTTTATTTTTAGATTCTTTATAAAAACCATCTATAGAAGTTAATAATATATCTGATTTATTCATCTTATATATTTTTATCAATTAAACTTTAAGTTTATTTAAAAACTGTTTTTGTAATAGGTAGTGGTAAACATTCGTCATCGGATGTATTATTAGATGAACTACTACCATTACCTTCGTATTGAATTTTACTCCAATTGGAAATAACAGGGACGTCATCAATCTTTAAACTTTTCGCGTGACTTTTACAAAATTTATACGAACCTACCGTCCATTTAGCAGATTTCATACATATTTTACCATTATTTGATATCCCACAACACAGTTTGATACACCCGGAATCTCGTGTATGTGTATCAATTATATACTCTAAACAAGATGATATATTAATAAGTCCTTTTCTTTCTTGTGATAAACGTTCAATCGTTTTACATTTTATAATATCAAGTCTTTCTATAGCTGTATTATGGATAGCATTACTTAACCTAAACTCAATTCGTGCAGTTTCTCTTATATCTAACATTTTCGGAAATGGTACATCTTCGTCTTTATAAACATATTCACATTTTTTAATAAGTTCGTCAAACGGTATTTTATATTTTTCAGATATTTTACGATACATGTGAATGAGCTCGTATTTTATTAGATTTTTCATATTTTTTTCAAAAACCTCGATCGTTTGTGAAAAAGTTGTGATATCCATATTCTTATAATACATTATACTTTATTTTTTAAGTTTAAAAATGTCTGATATACGTTTCTGTTTAGGATCGTAATCACACAATTTACTCCGTTTTTCGGGTTTAGAACGTGTTATGAGTTCCCCGAATATTTCTTCCTTAGGATTGTCAAATAATGGTTCTATAAGATCACATATAGGGTTAATAAATTTATTAAGAAAATAATAAGGGTAATCTATATCCATTTTATTATCGACCGCGTATTTCGGATCTTCGGCCTTCTCATACGCTTTTGCTCTAGGATCCCAAGTTTTACATAAAATGTAAGGAACTCTATCACCAGATTGTGGCTCAGAGCCAGGTTGTCTATCACGCATCTTATTGCGAACCTGTACGTGTGGTAGATTATCAGACTTATACGAATCACCCAATTGTTGCGAAAGTATAAGCTTTTCATTAGGTACGTCACCTTCTAATAACTCGACAGCCCGTTGTAAAGCTAACGCTTTAGGTGTACTCGTATCGTTACTTTCCAATATAACATCGAGTAACTCTTTTGAAACTTCGCGCATATAAGGAGTATTATCACGACGAACAAGTTGAAGACCTTTCACATCTATATAATCCATATTCATTTTACCATCTTTACCTTGTGTCCACAGTTTTGCCGCGTACCTTTTCTTTGAATACAAAAAATACGGATAATACACCTTTTCAAGTTCTAGATTGTTTGGTTTCTTAAAAAGTTTCGTACACTCTTCTGCCGCGCGTTCACCAAGTTCCCAACTATATTTAATAGCCTCCTCACCTTTACGTTCACCGACGTCAAATTCAACCATAACAGAATCAGTATCACCGTACCTTACCTTTGCACCCGGGTAATGTTTCTCGACGTAATTCTTTGTATCTTCAATCATCATACGTCCTTTCATTGTTGTCGAAGATGCTATAGGTACACATGGTAAAATACCTTTAGACGCACCAGTGAAACCATACACAGAATTCATTGAAATCTTATACGCCAATTGTTTACCGTTATACATTTCTTTTAAAGATCCCGTCGAATTAGCCATATCTTTTTTCGCCTGTTTTCTAAACTGTTTAAGTTCTGTTAAGATATTTGGTATAAGACTCGGTACATTTTGTACGAATTTGTAATTTCCAAACGTCTCGATCTCTAAATCGGGGTATAAATTTTTGTTTTCGTACACAGGGTCCATTATCAAAGTAGAATAACACAAATTGTGTCCAACCATTATGGATGGATACAGTGCTTCAAAATCAAGGGCAGTTATCGGTGTGTAATACGCACCCTTTTGTGCCTCTAACACAGTCGCACCTTCGTATCCATCCACGAGTCCCTGTCCCCATTCTATAGTAGGAACAAGGTACCCCATTTCTCTCGCTTTTTTAGTTAACTGACTAAACACTTTAATCTGTTGTCCTCTCTCGACTAAATAACATAACGGAACCCAGGTCGCTTTTGCCATCTCGAGAAGATTTATAAGTGTACATAATTTAGAAAGTAATTTATGTGGAAGTAAAGTATCTTTTATACAATATTCCGCAACCTCGCGTAGTTTTACCGGATCTTCCTCTCTAAAACGAGCAAACATTTCTTTGGCAGGCATATCAATTTTTTGATCACCCAAATATAATTTAGAAACGTTATCGAGTTTATACGAATCGAGTTTATACCCTTTTTTAACCTCGTGAAACATGTCAAAAATGAAACGACCTGGTATAGGTAATAATTTAAGTTCATTGTCACCAAGTGCACTCGAAGACAATTTTTTCACTTTCATCTCACATGTGTGACCCTTAAGTTTACTCATTTCATAAAATTCAGGCGAACACCCTACCTTATTAGCTCGTGTCATTATATAATTCATATCAAACCCAAATATGTTCCAACCAGTTATTATATCTATATCCATTTTTACTACGTATTCACTAAACGCTTCTAACATCTTACGTTCAGATTCGTAACTTAGAATGGTACACCCTTCGAGTTCACTATCCGTTTGTTTATAACAAAAACAGGTTTTGTTATAAGGAACGTCGGTACCAAAATAACACAGGGAAACTGCAATTTGAAAACAACAATCGCCTAATATTTCAGCATCCGGAAATTTACCAGTCGAACTATTACATTCAATATCAAGGGATGCGACTACAAAAGGCGCAGTTTCAGGTTTATCGACCGGTTTTAATTTTTTCCAATTACTACATGTTATATCAATGTCAGTATTTGCGTAATTTGTATCAGTACAATCACTCCCAGAATCTAACCACCCAGTTGACTGAATACCAGTTATATGCATTAATCTAAGTACCGGATCCAAATTAGACTCATAAAGTTTCAATTTTACCTCTTCACCAGTAAATTTCCATCGTCGGAGTTCTTCGTCGTTTACGATATCAAACACCCATTCATAAATTTTCAAATGTCTTTTCAGCGTGTACCCAACCTTACGACGATTCGCGAGTGTATCAAAATTAAGTTTCATAAAATAAAATTTTTTACTATTCTGAAATCCCCAAACATCCATAGAAGATTGTATATCGTAACTCATTTTTAAACCAGGACAAACCTGTCTTATACTATCGTAATATATCTCAGCACGTCTATCGTAACCATCAGTAGGTAATTTAATAAAAAAATAAGGAGCAAAGTGTGTAGTAAGACATATAGATTTTCCACTCTGCGTCTTACCAAATATATGTACTAAATGTTGATCATCTTTGTCTTCGGTTTCCCAGGTAAGTGCCTGAAAGACGACCATTTTTCTTATTACGTTATCGCTCGATTTTTTTAATATACTATATTAGTAAAATATGTCAGCTGCTTTGATCGATCTAGTATCAGTAGGTGCACAAGATGTGTACATCACAGGCGACCCACAAGTCTCGTTCTTCAGACAAAACTATAAACGTCACACTAACTTCTCTATAAAACCAGAACGTCTCGATTTTATCGGGTCGGCGAGTAACGGTAATGAAATTAAGATTCCAATCACTTCCAAAGGAGATCTTTTAAGTTATGTTTGGCTTGAAGGTACTGGTATTAACACAAAAGATAGTAATGATACAGGTCTCTTTTCTGTAGAAGATACAACCGTAACAGATTTCTCACTTTGGATCGGTGGTCAAGAAGTGTGTAAAATGGATTCCCTTTTTGTCGCTGGTGTTCATAACGTTCTCTATAACGAATCTCAGGCAAAGGCAAGTGCTGTTACAACCACGGCTGATTTTGGTCCAAATATGTGCTCAGATGCGTACGTTATCCCATTCTTTTTCAGTGAAGACTGGACCAAATCCTTACCACTCGTCGCGCTTCAATACCATGAAGTTGAAATTAGAGTTAAATTTAGAAGTCACGTAGACTTCACCTTACCAAGCATAAAAGCTTACGCGTCGTATGTGTTCCTCGACACGGCCGAGCGTGAATTCTTTGCAAATAACGAACATGAACTTCTCATCACACAAACACAGTACCAGCCCATGAGTAAAGGTGATACGTCGGTCGATCTTTCGTACTTTAACCATCCAGTCAAGGCCATTCACATCGCCGCAAGTAATGACGGTACAAGTGCAACTTCACCGGAAACGAGATATACGTTCCAGAGTGCATCTTTGTACATTAACGGTACAATACTTTCTGAAAACATGTCAAACGTATACCATCAAAAAATTGTTCCAACGAGACACTGTTCCATACTCCCAGGTGTACTCGACGAAGAACCAGTCAAAACATGGCCATTCTGTCTTACGATAAATAAATCACAACCAACAGGTTCTTTGAACTTTTCGCGTATCGATTCCGCAAAGATAACCATAAACACACCAAGCTCAGATGATAGTGGTGGTAAAGGTGTTAATATTATTCGCGCATACGGTGTCAACTATAACATTCTCAGGATTAAGAATGGTATGGGTGGTGTCGCATTCGGTAACTAATAATTAATTATATAGCCCCAGTAGATCCGAAGCCTCGATTCGCGCGCAT